CTCTTTTTTTGTTTTTATGTTATAAATAAGTACGGATGCCTTCGGGGTCCACACAATCAAATCTCGCTTAGTTAAGGAGAAGTACAATGGGAAACCTCATGAAGTATAATGCTGCGGACTTGGACCAGTTAATGGACAGGATCACACGTAACAGTATTGGAATGAATGATTACTTTGATAATGTATTCAGTTTCAATCAAGAGTCTAACTACCCTCCATATAATCTCATACAAGAAAGCAACACAGCATCGCGTCTAGAAATCGCTCTGGCCGGGTTTAAACAGGAAGAAGTCAATGTCTACACAGAATACGGTAAACTCACTGTGGAGGGCAAGAAGGAGGCGAAAGAGGACAAGGAGAACTATCTGCATAAGGGTCTGGCTCAACGGTCGTTTACACGTTCCTGGACAATCGCTGAGGACACGGAAATTAGATCAGTTACTTTTGAGGATGGGTTTTTGACTGTTAATCTTGGGAAACTTGTTCCCGAACATCATGCCCGAAAAGACTGGCTCTAAATATATTTGTATCGTCGCCGCAGGGAGATGTCTGGCAAAATCCAGATGATCTCCCTATTTTTTTAGGAGTTATTATGAAAAACCTTAAAGTTCTACTACTGACCAATAATCTTACTTTAATCACTCAGATTGAAGAAGTGACCACTGAACTGGGAGAACCTGATTGTAAATTGATTGAACCATTTGTAATCGGATCTGACCTTACTCTTACTCCTTGGTTGCTGGACTACACCATGGATAATGAGTTCATGATTTCCTCGGATAAGATCTTGACTATTGTCGAACCTAGTACTAAACTGAAGGGTAAGTACGAAGAAGTTATCAAGTGAGGTTTTACACAAACGTCCAAATGATTGGGGACAACTTTCTCGTTCGTGGTTATGAAGATGGAAGAAAAGTAAAATATAAGGATAAGTTTCAACCCACTCTATATGTAAAATCAAAGAAAGAAAGCAAGTGGAAAACACTTGAAGGTGAGAGTGTAGAACCCATTCAACCAGGAACAGTTCGCGATTGCCGCGAGTTCTATAAAAAGTATGATGGTATTGATGGGTTCAAGATTTACGGAAATGAGAGATATGTGTATCAGTATATTTCTGATAACTATCCTGCAGAAGAAATTAAGTTTGATATCAAAAAGATCAATCTAGTAACGATTGATATTGAGGTTCAGGCAGAGCATGGATTCCCTGATCCAGAATCTTGTTCTGAGGAGATGCTTACAATCTCTATTCAGGACTATACAACAAAAGAGATTAGAACCTGGGGACGTAAACCATATACACCTACTCAGAAGAATGTAACCTATCATTACTTCCCTGATGAAGTAGAGATGCTTGAATCATTTCTATATTGGTGGTCCACCAATCCACCCGATGTTGTGACTGGATGGAACTGTCGCCTGTATGATATTCCATACCTTTGTGGACGTATCACTCGGATTATGGGTGAGAAGAAGATGAAGGAACTCTCACCTTGGGGATATATTAATCATCAAGAGATTCAAATCTCTGGTAGGGTATTCAATGTCTTTGAACTTCTTGGTGTTACTACACTTGATTATCTAGAACTGTACAAGAAGTTTACTTACAAGGCACAAGAATCCTATCGATTGGATTATATTGCTGAAGTAGAACTAGGACAAAAGAAACTAGATCACAGTGAGTTTGATACCTTTAAAGATTTCTATCGTGGTAACTGGAAGAAGTTTGTAGACTATAACATCGTTGACGTGGAACTTGTTGACCGAATGGAAGACAAGATGAAACTGATTGAACTTGCATTGACGATGGCGTATACTGCCAAAGTCAATTATAATGATGTGATGTTCCAGGTACGGATGTGGGACACTATCATTTACAACTATCTCAAAAAGAGAAACATTGTTATTCCTCCTAAAGATAAGTCTGATAAGAGTGATAAGTATGCTGGTGCCTATGTGAAGGAACCAAAACCTGGTGTGTATGATTGGGTGGTGTCGTTTGACCTTAACTCACTATATCCCCACTTAATGATGCAGTATAATATATCACCAGAGACATTGATTGAGACAAAGCATCCATCAGTTACTGTTGATAAGATTCTCAATCAGGATATTACTTTTGAGATGTATAAAGACTATGCCGTCTGTGGTAATGGCGCAATGTATAGAAAGGACATAAAGGGATTTCTGCCTGAGTTGATGGAGAAGATGTATGCTGAAAGAGTTATCTTTAAGAAACGAATGCTCGCAGCAAAGCAGGAGTATGAGAAGACTCCTACTGTTACACTTGAAAAGGAAATCGCTCGATGTAACAACATTCAAATGGCGAAGAAGATTGCTCTTAATAGTGCTTATGGCGCTATTGGTAATCAATATTTCAGATACTTTAAGTTAGCAAATGCTGAAGCAATCACGCTTTCGGGGCAAACTTCTATCCGTTGGATTGAAAATCGTATGAACGGATATCTAAATAATCTATTAAAAACAGATAATGTCGATTATGTCATTGCATCTGACACCGACTCAATCTATATTAATTTTGGACCTCTTGTTGATAAATTTTATAGCAATCGCGTCAGCGAACCGACTAAGATTGTGGAGATCATCAATAAGATTTGTGAGGACAAGTTGGAACCGTTCATCGATTCCTCCTATCAAGACCTTGCGACGTTTGTTAATGCATACGAACAGAAAATGCAAATGAAGCGTGAGAATATTGCTGAACGTGGTATCTGGACTGCAAAGAAGCGATATATTCTTAACGTATGGGATAGTGAAGGTGTTCGCTATGAGGAACCTAAACTCAAAATGATGGGTATTGAAGCAGTCAAATCATCTACTCCTGCTCCTTGTAGGAAGATGATCAAAGATGCTCTCAAACTTATGATGAATGGGACTGAGGATGAGGTGATTGACTTTATTGATAATGCTAGAGAGAAGTTTAAAAAGATGACCCCAGAGGAGATAGCATTTCCAAGGTCAATCTCTGATGTGAATAAGCACAAGTCTTTCTCTACCATTTATGGTAAGGGATGCCCAATGCATGTTCGCGGAGCATTACTATATAATCACTACATTAAAGAGAGGAAACTTGATAGTAAGTATTCTCTTATCAATAACGGAGAAAAGATCAAGTTCGTAGCATTAAAGAAGGCAAATCCAATCAGAGAAAATGTATTATCATTCATCTCAGAGTTTCCTCACGAACTTGGTCTTGACAAATACATTGACTATGATCTACAATTCAACAAAGCCTTTCTAGAACCTCTCAAGGTCATTCTTGATGCTATTGGTTGGAATGTGGAGAAAACTGTAAACCTTGAACTATTCTTTGGATAATGGATTTTTTAAAAGAGATTGTAAAAGAGATTGGAGATGACTATACCAAACTTGCCGCCGACATCGACGACACAGAAACTTTCGTGGACACAGGTTCGTTCATTCTTAACGGACTCATATCAGGTAGTATATTTGGTGGTTGTTCTGGGAATAAGATTACTGCCATTGCTGGTGAGTCTTCTACTGGCAAGACTTTCTTTAGTCTCGCTGTGGTTAAGAATTTTCTGGATAGTAATCCTGGTGGTTACTGTTTGTACTTTGACACTGAAGCAGCAGTTAACAAGTCTCTTCTTAAAAGCCGTGGCATTGACTTAGAACGATTAGTTGTTATCAATGTTGTTACGATTGAACAGTTCAGGCAGAAAGCATTGCAGGCTGTTGATATATACTTAAAAAAGTCTGAAGAGGACCGCAGTCCTTGCATGTTTGTGCTAGACTCTCTTGGTATGCTTTCAACAGAGAAAGAGATTCGGGATGCTTTAGACGACAAACAAGTTCGGGACATGACCAAATCCCAACTGGTGAAAGGAGCATTCCGTATGCTCACACTCAAACTTGGTCAAGCAAACATTCCAATGATTGTAACCAATCACACCTACGATGTCATCGGATCTTATGTACCAACTAAAGAAATGGGAGGAGGCAGCGGTCTCAAGTATGCAGCGTCTACAATCATCTATCTGTCCAAGAAAAAGGAGAAAGATGGCACCGATGTCGTTGGAAACCTTATCAAGGCAAAGACTGCTAAGTCGCGTTTAAGTAAGGAGAACAAAGATGTTACAGTACGTCTCTATTACGATGAGCGTGGTCTTGATAAGTATTATGGTTTACTTGAGTTGGGAGAACTTGGTGGACTCTGGAAGAACGTTGCAGGTCGTTATGAGATAGGCGGCAAGAAAGTTTATGCTAAAGCGATTCTCAAAGAACCCGAAACATACTTTACCGAAGAGGTGATGGAAAAGTTAGATGCTATTGCTAAGGAGGAGTTTTCTTACGGTTCATGAATGTATTAGATTTATGTTTGAAGATTGATCAGGCAATTCCTGACTCAATCTGTGACGAGTTCGTTAATATATTTAACGAGAGTGATAGAAAACAGAGACTTGATAGAAATGGATATCCAAACTGGACTAATCTATTCGTTCAAGATCTTACTGATCATGAACATTATGATGTGATTCAGCAAAAGATTGAAAAACAAAATCATATATTCCTCAATACATATCAAAATTATATTGGGGAGTATGGAAAGTACTTTGAGTCTCATACCTTTGAGTTTGAGGGGGGAAATATTAAGTGCTATGAAAGTGGTACGGAAGATAGGTATGATTTTCATGCTGACACTAGTTCACTTCTCACCTCACGTAGATACCTTGCTATGATATGGTATCTGAATGATGACTTTGAAGGTGGAGAAACTGTATTCTACCCCGAATGTTCAATCAAACCCAAAAAAGGATCTGTACTTATCTTCCCTCCTTACTGGATGTTTCCTCATAGGGGCAAACCAGTATTAGAAGGTAAAAAATATATTATGTCAACTTACTGTCTCTGGTCAAATGGATAAAATTGAGTTCTTAATCCTTAAGAATCTTCTTCATACTGAAGACTATTGGAGAAAAGTTATTCCCTTCTTAAAATCTGAATATTTTGAGGATACTAATCAAAAGATAGTGTATGAAGAGATTGAATCTTTTGTTACTCAATACAATGATACTCCTACAAAAGAAATATTGAGTATTGAAGTAGAAAAGAGAACAGACATCTCTGATATTGGATTTAAAGAAATATCAAAACTCATTAGTTATTTGGATAGCGAACCAGTTGACTTTGACTGGTTGATGGATACTACTGAGAAGTGGTGTCGTGATCGTGCTATTTACTTAGCACTAGTTCAATCTATTTCTATTGCAGATGGTAAGCATGAGAAGCATAGTCCTGATGCCATCCCATCAATCCTATCTGAGGCTCTTGCTGTTGGTTTTGATAATCATGTAGGACACGATTACTTAGAAGATTGTGCTGAAAGATATGATCTATACACCAAAAAAGAATCTAGGATTCCGTTCGACCTTGAGTTCTTTAACAAGATCACAAAAGGTGGTCTTCCTAATAAAACACTCAATATTGCTCTTGCTGGGACTGGTGTCGGCAAGTCTCTGTTTATGTGTCATATGGCTTCTGCTGTCTTACTTCAGAATAAGAACGTACTGTATATTACTGCAGAGATGGCTGAAGAGAAGATTGCGGAACGTATTGACGCAAATCTCTTAAACATTAATATTCAAGATATTGCTGATCTTCCTAAGCAAATGTTTATGAGTAAAGTTAACAACGTTGCTCAAAAGACACAGGGTACTCTTATAATTAAAGAATATGCAACGGCATCAGCACATGCTGGACACTTTAGGTCACTTCTTAATGAACTTGCACTTAAGAAGTCATTTAGACCTGATATTATTTTCATTGATTACCTTAATATATGTGCTTCCGAAAGATATCGCGCTGGTAGCAATGTCAATTCATATACAGTTGTCAAAGCAATTGCTGAAGAGCTTCGAGGGTTGGCTGTCGAAGCAAACGTCCCTATCGTTTCTGCCACGCAGACCACTCGCTCTGGTTATGGCAGCAGTGATGTTGAACTCACTGATACTAGTGAGTCCTTTGGGTTGCCTGCTACTGCTGATCTTATGTTTGCCCTTATTAAAACTGATGAGCTTGAGGAGTTGGGACAGATACTTGTAAAGCAGTTGAAGAACCGCTATAATGCTGAGACTGTATTCAAACGATTTGTGATTGGTGTTGATCGTGCAAAGATGAGACTGTATGATTGTGAGCAAACCGCACAGGATGATTTACTTGACAACAAACAGGAAGAGCAGTATAGTTATGAGGACAAACCTAAGAAAGTATTTGAGGGATTTAAGTTTTGAATAATTATGTTGACTTTGTAAAACAAACTACTAGTGAACCTAGTTTGAACTATGGTGCTATGGCATCTCGTCTTGCTGAACTTGAAGCCTCTGGAGTAAACACTACTCAACTTTTAACTGCTTCTCTGGGATTGACTGCAGAAGCAGGTGAGTTTACTGAGGTAGTGAAGAAGATTGTATTTCAAGGAAAACCTTATACTGAAGATAATGTATTCCACATGAAGCGTGAACTTGGAGATATTTGCTGGTATCTTGCTCAAGCATTCATGGCATTGGATACTGACTTTGATGAGATTCTTGATATGAATATTGAGAAACTGAGTGCTCGTTACCCTGCAGGAACATTTGATTCCTATTATTCTGAAAACCGTGTAGAAGGAGACGTATGATTAATCTTGAAATTAGCATACCAGCTGCAATTGCTCTTCGACAGGCATTGTATCGTGAACAACATGGGTATACTTTAGATCTATCTTGTTGTCCAACGAGGGTCATTGATATTCGTAATCTTATCGTAGAACTCGACACTAAAATTGAGGTAGAACTCCGTGACCAAGAAAAAGTTCAAGAACAAGAAGAATGATGAATGGGAGTTTGATGAAACTCCTGAAGTTCGTGCTGCTATCGCAAAACTGCACGAAGATATTCGTCAACGTAAACTGAAAGAACAAGACGACAAACTTAACTACGACACTGGAGGAAAATGAAAACGATTAGTCTTAATGAATATCTTATTGCAGGTGAAGAGTTTTGGCCTAAGTATTGGTATGTTGCTAAAGAACTTGGTGAAAATGCAAAATCAGAAGACATTCTAAAAATCATGGAGTCTCTTGCCGGTGTTGCTATGAAAAATCGTGCAGAAGAAAAAACTGGACCATTTGGATTTAATAAAAAAGGTCTTATTGCAGAAGATGAATCTCCTCTAGAGGAATAAATAATAAAATAAAAGAGATTAGGATATGTTATCTAATCAATACCGGCAACGGATGGAGTTTATTTGTAAACGCATCAGTCAAGGTGAAGAGGTACAATTATCTGATATGATATGGGCAACTAAACTAGCAAAAGCAAATAGGTCTGCTAGTGAAATGTTGAGAAGAGCAAAAAGAATAGCACACAATCCAGACATTCAAGAAGGAAGTTTGGATGATTTTATGAATAGGATGGACTTGGGAGACCCTGATCCATCCAATCACAAAACAGGATTTAATAGCGCAGATGACATTAGCGATTGGTTCCACCAAAACAGAACAGATGACTGGAGACAAAGAGACTAGAGAACTAATTGATGATGTGTTTTATATTTGGGAAACCAGATATGGACTTTGGAGCACTGAGACTAAACAAGGACGTAAAATGTTGTCTGGATTACATAAAGATAATGTAATCATTATGACACGATGGCATCTCAAGTGCGAACAAGACGGAACTCTTGATCAATATACAACAGTTGTTGGTGATGCAAAATTTGGAGTTGACTTATGATTAAAGATGATGTTCCTTATTCTAAGATAAATCGTATCGCTGAAGACATCGGTGGTAAAGTAGAGCACTATAAATGTTGGGATTATGATTCGGGCAGTCCCACTGAGTATAGAAAAATTGTAATCGTGTACGGACACGAAAAAGTAAATGACGACAGTCCTTAACTATGCTGCTGCCATTTGGTCTGTTGTAATTATGAACTGCATTCAACCGGTGAACTGGAAAGCATGTCTACCAGTTCATGAATGGTTGCTTCCAGAAATAAAAACAGGTATTGAATTATATCTTGATCCTTCTATAATATACAAAAACGAAAGAGAATATTTGAATAATATAAATATAAAAAAGTAATGTGTTAAAAGAAATGTCTTCTGTATTGCGTAATTTCATGGAGGCTTATACAGCTGTCCATAATCCTGAAGCTAAAGAAGAGTTCTATGCTAGTAGAGATTCCCTTAGTGAGTTGGATTTCTCCTTGATTAACGAAGAAGAACTTAACGATATTTGTGAAGAGATCGTTCAAGAATTGTTTGAAGAAGGTTGTAATGTGACCGACGTTGATCTTATAGTTGATGGAATGCTTTCTGAAGCAAAAGTGACTTATGGTAGTGATACTGATAGTCCTAGAGCAATGAAAGTCAAGGCAATGAAGACCGGACTTAAAGGTGCAATGGACAAAGTAAAGTCTAAAGCATCAACTGGTGCTGTTAAAACGTATGGCGCATATAGAACTGCTAAGGTAGCAGCACAAGACAAAGCAAGAAGAACGTCACAGACTGCTAAGAATATGTCTGCTCAGACTGCTAGAGCAGCAATGGATGCTAAGGCAAAAGCAAAGTCTGGTATCAAAGGTATGCTGAAGAAAGCAGCAGAGAAAGTTTCCTCTGGTGCTCAGAAAGTTGCTAAGAGAATGAGTGAGGGAGCAAAACCTGATTACCTAGACTTTGATAAAGATGGTAATAAAAAGGAGCCAATGAAGAAGGCTCTTAAGGATAAGAAGAAGCACGGTATGAAAGGTCATAAGTGCGATGATGATTGTGATGAGAAAATGGAAGAAGGTTACAAGGAACTTCCTAAGAACAAGATGTTCCGTAAGGCAGGTAACCTGGGACGTGAGGTTGTAAGTCCTTCTACTACTGATGAAAAGCGTCAGAAGTCATATGATCGTTCTAAGAAGATCGTCAAGACTCTCAACAAAGCAAACGAAGAAGTGTCTTTCTCGGAGACAGAACTGAAAAAGTTTGAAGAGATTGTAAACTCTTGGATTGACTGAGACAAAAGATGGCAGCAAAGAAAAATGCTATCGTCGCCTTAGTTGGTATTATCGAGAA